TATATAAGCGAGCAATTAGCGCAGGCTATAGCAGACTACGCCAATAAACTGTTCAGTCAGGGTAAGACAGTCAATAGATTCGACGTGTTGGATGTATTAGATGACTATCGTGAGCCAGATTTCAACCAACTACTGGAGGCTCTTAAACATGACTGAGGAAGAATACCAAGCAGCAGAAGATCGAGACGCTGAGAAGTACGACATCGATAAAGATCGGGAACTACTGGAAGCACTAGAGTTGGCAGACATTGTGCGTAAACAAATGGAGGTGATTAACCATGCTTGATGAACTTATTTTGCAGAGTGCAGGACGCTTCGTTACTGTCGTGTTCGAGAAGAAAGACGGAACGTTGCGAACCCTCACTGGTCGGTTAGGTGTTACGAAGCATTTAAAGGGTGGTAGAAGCACTTTAAACGCTGACCAATACATCACCATATACGACATGGTTAACAAGGGCTACAGGGCGGTGAATAGGGACACTATTCGCTCTGTCACTATCAATCACCAGACACATGACTGAGTGGATTATCACAGTGGGGTTTGCTTTCGCTCTATGGCTGGAGCAAATCTCACGCTTTTTAAATGGGGGTTAGTATGGAACTAACAGGGGATGCGCTCGACTTGGCGGTGGCTAAAATTGAGTACACCAATCCAGTGACAATAGGTAGTAGCACGCTCATGGTTTTTAAAGGTGTACCTTTTGACTACCATCCATCAATTGACTGGGAGTGGGGTGGTCCTATCATTGAGCGGGAAAAGATCGAGATATTCATTAGGGATGGGAAGTGGTTTGCTTATTCAAGTCTATCCAAGCCAGAGGACTTTTATGGGGAAACCCCACTGATTGCCGCTATGCGGTGTTATGTTGCGTCTGTAACAGAGGAGGTTTAACATGGACAAACGATCTTTTGCGTTAGGCGTAGTGCATGGATACAACGGTGTTATCGGTGGTAACCCGTATGTAACTGAGGAGGACAGCAACGCCTACGATGAGGGCTACGTTATTGGGTACGGCTATTTGGAAGAGGAACTAGAGGAGGAACCAGATGATGTATGAGATCCGCACCATATGGACTAACAAGGTAGTCTACAGGACAACGGAGCGAGGTAATGCGTTGCATTGGCTCGAAGAGAATAACGATCCCATTATTTTTAAGTTGGTACGTGTTAAATGAAAGTAGTTGTGGTATACTGTTTGATGCTCGTTGCTATCTATGTTTATTCTGAGGTGCATAGAGCAGACATAATCTCAAAGTACGAAAGGATTAACCAATGAGATGCCAATGTTGTAATGTAATTTTAACACCATTTGAAGCCACGATAAAGAAAGTTAGCGACAATAGCTTTCTTGATATGTGTGAGAAGTGCTTCAGCTATGTAGCCGATGAGGTTAAGGTGTTAACACGCGAAGACTTGAGAGAGGAAGTTGGCATAGATGTTGCTAACTATATAGATACAGAGGATAATAAGGATAACTATGAATAAAGCACTAGAGGGGACTTATAACTTAGAATCACTAGAGGGAGATATAGGTGTCTACTTACACCCTCTAGCGGAATCTAGTTATCACTATACCTTATTAGACGCCTACGAGTTGATACTAGCGATTGGCTTCGATCAATTCCTAGAGGCACTGTACAAGGACAAGAAAGGCAGGTCGCTCACCATCGAAGAGAAGGAGGCGATACAAACCCTGCATGAAAGATGGGAGCTTTAATGGCATTCAAGAAGATACATCAGAGCTGCCCTGATTGTGGTGGCAGTGACCCTCTAGCAGTTAACGAAGATGGCAGTACAAAGTGCTTCAACTGCGGAACCTACAGAAGGGACGCTATCGATCTCTCGGGTCTAGTTGATACCCAGGTATCACCCGAGGCTAGAAAACCCGTTGTAGGGCGTTCTGATGCGTTTGTAGGTGGTTTTCCAGCGCGTAGGCTCACCACTTACACCATGCGTACCTACGAAGTGGAGCAAACCACTGATGGAGAGGTGTTATTTCCCTACCACGACAAGGCAGGGGAGGTGGTGGCTTACAAGGTGCGAAGTCCAGAGAAAACTTTCAAGGTCGAGGGCGACTGGAAGTCATCGACGCTGTTCGGTCAGAGTCGGTTCAGTAAGGGAGGTAAGGTAGTCACCTTGTGCGAGGGTGAGTTTGATGCGCTAGCGGTTTATCAAATGACAGGAACGCCTGCTGTTAGTGTGCGCAGTGGTGCTCAGGGTGCGTTGTCCGACTGTAAGGCAGCGTTTGAGTGGGTTGATTCGTTCGACAAGGTGGTCATTTGCTTTGACAATGACGAGCCGGGGAAGGAGGCAACGAAGAGGGTAGCCGAGCTGTTCGGTTCAAAAGCGTGTATGTTTCGTCACATCGTTGACCACAAGGATGCGTGCGATTGGCTGATAAACAAGAGTGAGGTGCAGTTTAACGAATCGTGGAAGGGTGCGGATGCGTACAAACCAGAGGGCATCGTCACTGTTACCGACATCAAGCATAGGTTGTTAGCCCCACCAGTGGCAGGTGTGCCGTGGTGTTTTGACACCCTCACTGACCTAACCTATGGGCGCAGGAAGGGAGAGCTGTATGCGTTCGGTGCTGGTGTTGGTGTGGGAAAGACTGACGTGTTCACCCAGCAGATAGCGTATGACATTGACAAGCTAGGGCTACGGGTAGGGGTTATCTACCTAGAGCAGAACGTGGTTGAGACAAGTCAGCGTGTGATGGGTAAGCTGGACAAAAAGCTATACCATGTGCCTGATGCAAGCTGGACGAGGGAGGAGTATGAGGAGAGTGTTGACAGGCTAGAGGCACGAGATCAACTGTACATGATGGAGCACTTTGGTGCGATGGGGTGGCGTAGTATCAAGAACATCATCAAGTTTTTTAACAAGGCTTATGACATTGACCACATCTACCTCGACCACCTCACTGCACTGTCAGCTAATGAGCAGGACGAGAGGCGTGCGCTAGACGGTATCATGGCAGACATGGCATCGCTGGCACAGGAGCTAGGCATCATCATCCACTTCATCAGTCACCTAACCACACCGGAGGGTAAGTCTCACGAGGAGGGAGGCAGGGTTATGGAGAAGCACTTCACGGGCAGCCGAGCCATTGCACGTTGGAGCCACTATATGTTTGGGTTGGAGCGTAACAAGCAACACACTGACCCCGTTAAGCGGCAGACTACAACGTTCAGGGTGCTGAAGGATAGGTTTACTGGGCGTGCGACTGGTGTTAAATTTGGCTTGACGTACAATCAAAAGAATGGTATACTGTCGGAATCAACTATCTTGATGGAGGATGATAACCTATGATTGAACAGGTAATCGTAGGCGCTACGGGCTTGGGTTACCTAACAGTCGGCATCCTCCAATGGGCTAAAGGAGAAGGCGCTAACGGTATGATATGGATTGGATATGCTTTTGCACAGGTGGGATTATGGTTAAACTTGAAGTGATAAAACAGTACGGGTATAACGAGCATGGTGTTTGCATCAACCCCTTTGGTGTTAAACCTGAGTGGGTGCAGAAACTAGCTTACCGCATTCGTTGTAACCACATTGTAACTACGGCAGAGGAGGCACCGTTTTGACTGATAAGGTTAGTGGTGACGGGACTGCCTACGTTGACCACGACTATTACTGGAGACCGCTAGAGACAGCACCGCATGGGGTTAAGCTACAGCTACTAAGTATTTATGGCGTTGCTGCTCATGGGTTGCTATCTCCTGCTATAATTGAAGATGGGTTCTGGATTGGCTGGACACCCTTACCTAAACTTAAGAAGGAAAAGAATGACAATTGACAACATTGCTTTGTGGCATAAGCGTGCTCGTCCTGAGCCAACAGAGAAAGACTTTAACGTGCAGCTAGGCTGTCACATAGAGGAGTTCACTGAGATGCTAGATGCGCTTGGTATTGACTACAACACACAGAAGTTAGCAGAGCTGTACGAATACTTGGACGAGCTAGCCGATGGGTTGAAGAAGGGGTATGTTAAAACCTTTTACATGGATAAACCAGCATTGCTAGATGCACTTGCTGACCAAATTGTTACGGCAGTCGGTGTCGGTGTGTGTGCGAAGATGAACATGGCGAAGGCAGTGGAAGAGGTTAACCAAAGCAATTGGAGTAAGTTTAATTACAAAGGCTTCCCGGAGTATGACAAGTATGGGAAGGTAAAGAAGGGTGAGAACTACAAGCCACCACAACTGGAAGGAATGTATGAGTAAGGATGTTATTGAAACACTAGGCGCACGAGAAACACGCTACGGTGACTATCGCAATGTGTCGGCAACAGCGCAGCAGTTAAAGGAAACCTTGCGTGATGGCGCTAGTTGGTGTATAATGGAACCCTATATGCAGGAGAGCTTGGACTTGATTGCCAACAAGCTAGCCCGTATAGTTAATGGTGACCCATTCTATGACGACAGTTGGCACGATGTGGGTGGTTATGCTAAACTAGTGGAGATTGAACTTGCGAAAGGAAAGTGATGGACTTAGTTCTCGACATCGAGACAGACAGCAAGCATAGCCAGATATGGATGTGCTATACCCATAACTCAGACACAAACGAATACGTATGTCACACAAAACCGGATACACTCATACCCTTAATAAACACAGCAGAGAGGTTGATCGGACACAACTTGATCGGCTTCGACGCACCTATTCTGAACAGGCTTTGGAAGACGAGAATTGGATTGAGCAAAGTGAGAGATACCTTGATAATGTCAAGGCTACTCAATCCCTCTATCGAAAACGGACACAGCCTAGAGGCATGGGGGAAGAGGCTGGGGAACAAGAAGGTTGAGTACAGTAGGCTGTGGCATTGGTGGGCTAACAAACCCTACGATGCCAAGTCTCCTGAACCCTACGATACCCCTTGGGATAACCTAAACCGCTTCTATTGTAAGCAGGACGTAGCAGTGACGGTGGACTTGTACAAGTTCCTGTCCACACAACTAGAGGATTGGGGTGAGAGTGTGCAGCTTGAGCATGAGGTAGCTGCCATCATTGCCCAACAAGAAAGGCATGGGTTTAGGTTTGATGAGGATAAGGGTCGGGCACTATTGGCTACGCTTAACGGTGAGGTTGCTGATATTGAAGGTGAGTTGCAAGCTGTATTCCCACCGATTGTTGAACAGCGTATCAGTGAGAAGACAGGCAAGCCGCTCAAGGAGAAGGTTACGCCCTTTAATCCGGGCAGTCGTCAGCAAATTGCAGAGAGATTGCAGGGGCTAGGGGTTAAGTTTACGCAGGCGACAGAGAAGGGGTCTATCATTGTGAACGAGAAGGTGCTAGAGGGTATTGACTTACCAGAAGCAAAGCTAATCTCTCGTTACCTGATGCTCCAGAAGCGTGTGTCGCAGGTCTCTAGTTGGTTTGACGTGGTTAAGGAGGACGGTAGGGTGCATGGCAGGGTGATAACCAATGGTGCAGTAACAGGTCGTATGACGCACCATAGCCCCAACATGGCTCAGGTTCCCTCTAGCTCGTCTGAATATGGAAAGGAGTGTCGTGAACTATGGACAGTTGAGGTTGGTAAGAAGCTAGTCGGTGCAGATGCTAGTGGCTTAGAGTTGCGTATGCTTGCCCACTATATGCAGGACAAGGCGTACATCAACACCGTTATCAATGGTAACAAGGAGGACGGAACAGATATACACACTGTTAACATGAGGGCAGCAGGACTTCAGACCCGTGACCAAGCAAAGACTTTCATTTACGCTTTGTTGTATGGTGCTGGAGGTGCAAAGATTGGTTCGATCATTGGTGGTGATTCATCCGATGGCTACCGAATCATGGAACGCTTCTTCGCTAAGACACCAGCGTTGGATGTGTTGAAGAATGAGAAGGTGTTGCCAGCAGCAGCGAAGGGTTGGATACGTGGGTTAGACGGTAGGCACATTATGGTACGGTCTGAGCACGCAGCATTAAACTCTTTGTTGCAGGGTGCAGGTGCAATTGTGATGAAAAAAGCGTTAGTTATCTTGCACAAGAAGATAAAATGTGGTATAATAGACGCTTCATTCTGTGCAAATGTACACGATGAATGGCAGATAGAGGTGGATGAGGCAGATGCAGAGAGGGTGGGAAAGATGGCAGTGGAGGCAATCGAAGAGGCTGGAAAGCATTTCAATCTTCGCTGTCCTTTAACAGGAGAGTACCATGTAGGCAATAGTTGGAAGGATACACATTGAACAAACGTGAGTTAGAGAATCTGGAAGCTGTACTAAATGATGCTGACAATATCATCGTTATTACAGAGACAAGAGGCGAGGTACACCTTAGCTTCAGCCAGAAATTAAGTGAGATGGAGGTGCTAGATATTCTAGCTACCGTCACCTCAAAGTTTTATGAGATTGCCGACGAAGGCGATACACCCAATTTTCACTAAGGAGTTAGTTATGACAGAAGCAGTTAAAATCAAAGCAGACATTATGTGGGCATACCTCAACAAGCCAAACGATATGAGTGGTAAGTTTCAGGTTGACCTTTGCAACCTATCCGAGAAGGCAGCGGAAGCACTTCAGGATATGGGCTTAGAGGTTAAGTTCAAGGAAGGCAAGGGTAAGTATATTACCTGCAAGAGTACCCGTCCTATCCGCGCTTACGACGATGGCGGTAGCGAGGTTGAGGAGCAGCTTGGTAATGGGACTAAGGGTGTGGCTCTAGTGGGTACATACTCATGGAGCTACCAGAAGAAGAAGGGTATCTCTCCAGCCCTCAAGCGCCTCGTGGTAACAGAACTTGTTGAGTACAGTGGCGCACCAGTTGGTGAGCTGGTGTCTGAAGACGACTTGTTGTAATGATAGCACTACTCGATGCAGATATTCTTTGTTATCGGGTAGGGTTTGCTACCAATGATGAGCATGAGAACACCGCTATCGAAACAATGGCGGTTGTTCTTGAGGACTTAATCATGTTTGACCTAATCGACTGTGAAGAACATGAGTTGTTTCTTACAGGCAAGACAAACTTCAGACATGATGTGGCAGTGACAGAACCCTACAAGGGTAACAGGAAGGATGTGAAAAAGCCGACACACCTACCTCTCCTACGGGAATACTTACAAACGGCATGGGGCGCTAGTGTTAGTGATGGACAGGAAGCTGATGATGACATCGCTATCCGAGCAACAGAGCTTGGAGAAGAGTCAATCATCGTATCAATTGACAAAGACTTTATGCAGGTTCCGGGATGGCACTACAACTTTGTGAAGAGGGAAAAGAAGTTTGTTACACCAGAGGAAGGGTTGCGGTTCTTCTACAAGCAAATACTAACAGGGGACGCAGCAGACAACGTGAAGGGGATACATCGGGTCGGGGATGTGAAAGCAACCAAGATGCTTGCCGATGCCAAAACAGAGAAAGAGTTGTATGCGTGTTGTGTGGAGGCAATGGGAGTAGAGAGGGTGTTAGAGAACGCTAGACTGCTTTGGCTCCGACGACAGCCTAACCAAATGTGGGAGCCACCGAATGAAGAAGAATGAGTTTAAACTAGCGGGGATGACTTGGGAGATTATTGATTCTGAGATGACCGACCTTGGTGCATCTAACCCTGAGAGCTGTAAGATTTTATTGAACAGTAGATTGAAAGGTCAAGATCGAGAAGTTACCCTATTACATGAAGTTGTTCATGCTATCCTATTTACAATGGGTGAGCGTGAGCATGACGAGCGGTTCGTAGAGGGATTCGCTCAGTTGTTATACCAGTATGAGCAACAGAAAGTATAACGATGGAGAGTGGACAGAAGCTAGGTTCAGAGCGTTTGTAATCTCTGCTCTACGTGCTCACATGAAACGCTTCCCTCCAAAGTGGAAGGCGTTGAAAGCAGCAATGGTAGGCAAGAGGGTTAACAAGCGTTCAGGTAGGTTGGCTGAGCATTACTTATGTGCCAGTTGTGGTGGGTTCTTTGTGGCTAGAGATGTACAGGTAGATCATATTGACCCTGTTGTCTCACCAGAGGAAGGCTTCCAAGACTGGTGGACTTATATGAATAGGCTCTATTGTGAGGCTGAAAACTTACAGGTGTTGTGCAAACCATGCCATAAGGATAAGACAAACGCAGAGCGTAAGGAAAGGATGAAGAAATGAAACTGGAATATAGTAGCGATAGTAACCCATTTGTTAAACAACTTGAAAGCTCAATGGAGATGTGGCGAGAGTACTGTGATAAGTATTGGGGCAAGCCAGATAAATTTATTGAGGATAACCAGAAGCAAGTAGAGAGCTACATCAACGCTTCTAAGATTATGCTTAACTACCTTGGAGTGAAAGTAGACAAATGAAAGTAAAGCTAGTGTGGGTTACCCCCGATGCAGAGGAGAAGGTAGCGTACATGGCTCGTGTTTCAAACCCCGGCAATCAGGATAACAAGGAGACAGCACCACGTCTTCTTCGTTATCTAATGAAGCACAAGCATTGGTCACCCTTCGAGATGGTTAATGTTTGCATGGAGATTGAATGTACACGAGACATTGCACGACAGATTATTCGACACCGTTCGTTCAGCTTTCAGGAGTTCAGTCAGCGTTATGCTGAGGCGCTAGATATGGAGTGTAGTGAGGCTAGGTTGCAGGATGATAAGAATCGCCAGAACAGCATCCCTACGCAGGATAGAGAGCTTCAACGGTGGTGGGATGAGATGCAACGTAGTTTAATTGCACAGGCTCGTGGGGTGTATGGGGCAGCACTGAACAACGGTATTGCCAAGGAGGTTGCCCGTAAGATATTGCCTGAAGGGTTAACCAATAGTCGGATGTATATGAATGGGACACTGCGGAGTTGGATGCACTATGTAGACATCCGCTGTGATGAAGCAACACAGAAGGAACACAGGGAAGTAGCTGAGAAATGTAAGGCTATCTTGACTGAACAGTTCCCCAGTATTTATGGAGGTTAACATGGACAAGCAGTATTATCATTTCAAGAAGAGTAGTTCCCGCCCAAGCGTAACAACAAGCACAGAGCACTTTTACGTATGCGAGGATGATGCTAGGTGGGACGATGTTATGAGGCAGTTTGCAGCGTTCCTAGATTCCTGTGGGTATGTAGGTGTGTATGAAAAGGTTGACCTTATGTTAGATCATTACTGGGAGGTTGAATGAAGATACTCGTTATACCCGACTGTCAAGTGAAGCCGGGCATCCCGACTGAACATCTTGAGTGGGCAGGTAAAGCCATCGTAGACTACCGCCCTGATGTGGTGGTTAACATCGGTGACTTTGCTGATATGCCCTCTCTGTCCACCCACGATAAGATTGGTAGTAAATACTTTGAGGGTAAGCGGTACAAGGATGACATTGCATTCGCTAAGATTGGAATGAAGAAGCTGTTAAAACCACTACGAGATTTGCAAGCTAGTCAGAAGGCTAACAAGCAAAAGGTATATAAGCCGCGTATGGTGTTAACACTAGGGAACCACGAGAATAGAATCGACAGGGCTGTGACTAATAACCCCATCCTTGAAGGTTCTATCTCGACTGCCGACCTAGAGTATGAGAAGGATTGGGAAGTTCATGGGTTTCTTAAACCAGTGTTTATTGGTGGTGTCGGTTTTTGTCATTATTTCCCAGTTGGAGTCATGGGACGACCAGCCTCTAGTGCAACTGTTATTGTTAATAAGTTGCATATGTCTTGTGTCGCTGGTCATCAACAGGGAAAGCAAGTTGCCTACGGGAAACGTGCTGATGGGAAACCTATCTGTGGTATCATCGCAGGGAGCTACTACCTCCACGACGAAGACTACATGGACTCTCTTAGCAACCGTCACTGGCGAGGATTAGTTGTGTTAAACGAAGTGGAGGATGGGGCGTTCGATGAGATGTTCTTGTCGATGAACTACCTACAGAAAAAATATGCTGACGCTGCCTGATATTTGTGATAAACTAATGCGTCTTGATGAGGTGACTTTGTTAGAGCTATTGGAGGTGCGTAGCTCTGACATCGTTGCCCGTTTCATGGATGAGATTGAAGAACGAGCCGATTACCTAGAGGAACTATTGGATGACAATTAAGATTGATTTAACCCGCGATGCCCTGTTTGATTCATTAGGGCTACAGCGCCTAAAAGAAAGTTACATGAAGGATGATGAACAAAGCCCACAAGAACGATTTGCCTTTGTATCGGAGGCTTTCTCTAGCGACCCTGAACACGCTCAGCGACTGTATGAGTATAGTAGTAAGCATTGGCTTAGTTATAGTACTCCCATTCTTTCTTTTGGGCGTAGTAAGCGTGGGTTACCTATTAGCTGTTTCCTTAACTATATGGACGATAGTGCAGAAGGCTTGGTCGATAACCTATCTGAAACTAACTGGCTTTCAATGCTTGGAGGTGGTGTTGGTGTTCATCTCGGTATTCGCAACAGCGATGATAAGTCAACTGGTGTAATGCCTCACTTGAAAATGTATGATGCTTCCTCACTTGCATATCGGCAGGGAAGAACTCGCCGCGGGAGTTACGCTGCTTTCTTGGATATTAGTCACCCTGACATTATTCAATTCCTTGAAATGCGTAAGCCTACTGGTGACCAAAACCTACGTACCCTCAACCTTAATCATGGTGTTAATATCAGCGATGCTTTCATGGATGTTATTGAGCGTTGTATGAAGGATGGGGATGCCAACGATGACTGGGAATTGATTAACCCTGCCAATGGCGAGGTAGTCGAGGTGGTGAGTGCAAAGTATTTGTGGCAGAAGATTCTGGACTTGCGGATGCAGACTGGAGAACCATACCTAGTCTTCATTGACACAGCGAATCGAGCGTTGCCTGAGTGGTTAAATGACAAGGGGTTAAAGATTAACGGGAGTAACCTATGCACCGAAATCTTTCTACCAACCAGTGCCGACCGAACAGCAGTGTGTTGTCTGTCTAGTTTGAACTTGGAGTATTATGATGATTGGAAGAATGATGACTTATTTATTCCGGATGTTATGGAAATGCTTGATAACGTTCTTCAGTATTTCATCGATAGTGCTCCTGACCATATTCGCCGTGCTATTCGTTCTGCTACCGATGAAAGGTCTGTTGGACTTGGGACTCTAGGGTTCCATGCGTACTTGCAAAAGAATAACATGGCTATCGATGGGGTTATGGCGAAGCTAACCAACCGTGATATATTTAAGCACATCAGTAAGGAATGTAAACGTGCAGACACTTTATTGTTTTTTAAGAGAGGCGCTTGCCCGGATGCAGCTTGGTCTGGGATTGACCGCCGCTTTAGTCATCACATGGCTATTGCTCCCAATGCTAGTTCCAGTCTTATTATGGGTAACACTTCGCCATCCATTGAGCCGTATCGAGCAAATGTATTTAGGCAGGATACTCTAAGTGGAGCGCACATCTACCGTAACCGCTTCCTTACTAAACGGCTTGCTGAGCTTGGTATGGATGACGATGACACTTGGGCTAGTATTATTGCCAACGATGGTAGCGTTCAGCATTTGGACGTTCCCGAAGATGTGAAGGAAGTATTTAAGACAGCGATGGAGATTGACCAGCGATGGTTGGTTGAGCTAGCAGCAGATCGGCAGGAGTTTATCGACCAAGGACAGAGTGTTAACCTATTCTTCCGACCCGATACAACCATTGCCTACCTACACGCAGTTCACTTCATGGCTTGGAAGATGGGCTTAAAGAGTTTATACTATCTGCGTTCTGACAAGGTGCGTAAGGCAGACAAGGTTGGTGCTCAGATTAAACGTCAGCGCATCGAGGAAACAATTGACATGACAGCTATTGCCAATGGGGAAACCTGCTTGGCTTGTGAAGGATAAAATGAAACCACAACTGACAGAAGAACGTACAACATTCAAACCATTCAAGTACCCTTGGGCGTATGATGCTTGGTTACAACATGAGCAAAGCCATTGGTTACATACTGAAGTGCCAATGGGTGAGGATTTGAAGGACTACCAGAAGAAGTTGAAGAAGGAAGAGAAAGAATTCTTAACCAAAATCCTACGCTTCTTTGTGCAGGGAGACTTGGACATTGGTGATGGGTACTACACCCACTACCTGCCAGTGTTCAAGCAACCTGAAGTGCGTATGATGATGAGTGGATTCGCTGGTCGGGAGGCTCTGCACGTTGCTGCCTATGCCCACCTAATTGAGACTCTAGGGCTGCCTGAGAGCACGTACAACGAGTTTTTGAAGTATGGTGAGATGGTGGAGAAGCATGAGTATTTTCAGACGCTTGACGAGGCTCCTGTTGCGGAGAAGATAGCTACAATCTCTGCCTTTGGTGAGGGGATGCAGTTGTTCTCTTCATTCGTTATGCTGCTGAACTTTGCACGACATGGGAAGCTGAAGGGGTTAGGTCAAATCATTGCTTGGTCTATTGTGGATGAAACGCAACACGCTGAGGGTATGATTAAGGTGTATCGCGAGTGGGTTAAACAACATCCGAATGAGAGCACTAGCGACCGCATCAAGGA